ACGAGCATCTGCTTGTCGAGCGCGGTCTGGAACAGTTTTGCATACTCGAGTGTGTTGATAGGCATCTTTGTCCATCCTCTCTGCGGGGGTCACCCGCGGGTCATATGCCGAATATGGCGTTGATTTGTGCCTGCTCGGCGCTTAGGTTTGGCGTTCCTCCGGCAGGAGCTCCCGCCGCGGGTTTCGCCCCGGTGATTCCGGGCTTGCCCGGCTCCTCTTTGGTCTTGAACAGATACGGCTTGGTCTCCTGAATGGGCTTGAGCATGTCATCGAGCACCGTCGTCAGCTTCCCGGTATCGTCAACGGCAATCTTCCCGAGGTCGAGCCGCGAGATGATGTCGTCCGGGTCGTGGGCCTTGTCTGCCAGTGCCATGCGCAGCGCCGTGGTCTTCTGGAGCTTCGCGACCTCTTCCTTGTGTGTGTCCTGGAGTGTCTTGATGGTGCCCTTGGCCGCCTCCACATCAGAGGATATCTTTGCCGGGTCGCCAGACCCGCCGATTCCCTTGAGTGCTTCCGCCGCCGCTTTCAAGGCCGTCTCCGCGCTTGTCGCCTGTGTCTTGACCTGCTCGTGCTTTTCCGCCGGCACATGGCTCCCGTCGTTCCCGACGACAACATCGACATCGGCTCCCGCCTTGCCCTTGCCCTTGAGCGCGGTTTCCACCTGCGCGGCCAGTTCGTCCCCGAGCAACTTCCTGATGGATTCGTGTATCATGTGTCCTCCTGTCCGCTGTCTTTATCGTGACTTCCACACGCCTTGCGGTTCCGGTTGGTCGGGGACCGGAAGCCCCGTTTTGGTGCAACAAAAAAGCGCCCGCCTTGCAGCTGCGCCTTGTAGCCTGGTTGATGTGTTCACGTCACTGTTTCAATGATTCCCTTTGCAATGTTGGCCGCTTTCCTCATGAACGAGTTCTCGGCCAGGTATTCCAGCCCGCGGAGAGTGATTCTCATCCTGCCCATCTTCACGGCATCGGAGCCTCCGAGGCGCTTGACGCGCGTTGCCCCCTCGACGTACCCGCCATCGAGTATCAACAGGATGATTGCCGTCCATCTCTCCGGGGTGATGCCGAGGGCCTCGTGAGACATCCCCGACAGGTCGGGTTCTTCAAAATCCATGGCCGCCTCGAGCGTTTTCAGGATGCGATAGATGATTTTGAAGTTGTCCACAATCACCCTCCTGTTCCGAGGGCCTTGGCGAGCGTGCCGGCTTCGTCATCCTCTACGATTTCCCATTTCCCATTCCACTCCCCGAAGGGGACAGTCAGCGGTCTCGGATTTCGTATGGAGTACAGATAATCTTCCTCGGAATCGTCGATGACGCGAATATATTCCGCTTCGATTCCGAGGCATTCGTATGTAACGTCGCTTGTAAGGCTTTCAACCCCGAACGACTCGCCAACGAACTTCACTTTCACGCTATCACTTCCTTTCCGAGATATTCTTTATCTTGGGTTCAATCATACCATATTCCGGGTGTTCGGCCCAATGGATGTCAAACACACGGTGCGCCGATTCAACTTTCCCAACCTTCTTCTCCCATTCGAGCGGGCTTCCTCCGACTTTTTTGGAATACCGGGCGGCGCCCTTGAAAGGGTTTTTCACAGGCTGGCCAGCAATGATTCTGACTTTCTTGACCCCCGCTCCGCGAGGAACCAACACTATTTTCCCTGCCGCGTCTCCTTGCAATGTTTTCGTCAGTGTTGCATCCGGCGCCCTTTTCGTCTTGGGTTTGTTGGACGCTTCGGCCACCTCTTGTTCCTTCGCCCACTCATCATACGTCATGCCCTTTGGCATGGTCTTCCCGGATTCCTCCCAGTCGCGTGCCTCTTCCGGGTCGAACTCGACCACCGTGCTCCGACAATTCGGGTGCATCGGCGGGTAGTTCTCGCCCTCCTTCGCATCCTTGAGCGGGAAAACCTTCCCGTCAAGCTTCCGGCACTGCTCGCTTGTCCTGGCATCCAGCGTCGCCATGTACTCGTACTGCTCCACCCCTGCGGCCTCCATGGCCCTGCGGGAGGCCTCGTTGTGGAAATGGTTCGTCTCCGTCCGGATGAGCCGTTCTGCCGCCTTGTAGGACGCGCCGACGGCATCCGACAGCTGCACGCTCATCTGCTCCGCGCTCGTGCCCCGGATGAGGCCCTGCGTGATTGTCTCCCGCAGGTTGTACACCAACGCCTGCCGGTTCCGCCACAGCCGGCCGGAAAACTCCGTGCCTGACCATGGGTAGGACACGACATCCCGAACCATGTTTTCATCCACCTTGGCGAACTCGAAGATGATACCTGCCCGGCTCTGGATATCGTACATTCGTTTGTAATACGCCTCTTGGAACAGGTCGCCGAACTCCTGCCGGGCCTGCTCGATGCCGGAGACGAACAGGTCATTCAGCACCAGGTGGATCTGTCCCTCAAGCGCCATGAGCCGGGTGATGCGGCTGTTGTATGCCAGTGCGTCCAGCTCGGCTTGCAGCCGCGCTTTCATGTCCGGGTCTGTTTCGGCGTCTATCCTGTCCATGTACTGGCCGAGCGTGCCGCGCCACTGCTGCATCTCCCTGCGGTTCAACACCCGCATCGCGTCATCGTAGCTCATGCCGTTGTCGTCGGCATACCGGCTGAAAAACACCTCGATGTCCTTCCGGATGGTTGCCGCCGCCGCCTGGTATTCGGCAAACAGCTTCAGGGAAAGCCCCGCGCCCCGCAGATATGATTCAGCCTCGCGCTGTAACGCCCGTTTTGCCCAGTAGGATGCACTTTGTTCCATCAGGTGTCACCGTTTGACGTTCCGGGCGGCTTGCCCTGCTGCGCGGCCGCCTGCGGGACGTTGACCGTCATGTCGAACATCCCTGCGCCGTACTCCTCCATGGCCGCTTTCTTGTCCTCAGCCATGCGCTCGCGCTCCGCCTCGACGTCCTTGACCCACGGGTGGTTGGCCAGCAGTGTGTCTTCCGACACCAGCCCCTTGGAGGACTTGACGTTCTCGATGGCCTCTGTCTCGTTGGTGATGATATCCCGGCTGAACGTCACCTCGAACTCCTTGCCGGAGAAGTCGCCCGCCCCGGTGGCTTGCAGGTACCCGTCCACAAACACCTTGATTCGAGCGAAAGACCCTTTCAGCTCCATTTCGAGGTCGTTCATGTCCATGTCGAGGTCTGAATACCGGAACTTCAGGGCCTGCCCGGAGGCGTCCCCCAGCTTCTCGTCCTGCATGTCCACAGACCGGGCATAGTCGTACAGGTTGCGCCTGTGGATTTCGAGCAGCTTCACCACCGCATCGATGTCCAGGTCTGCCACCAGCTTGTCAATGCCGCTGTTGAGGTCTTTTTCGCTGGCCAGCTTGATGGCCTTGTACTTGCGCAGTTCTGTGAGGAACGTGTCGAGACTCTGCCCCTCATACCCGCGGAGCACATAGATGAACTTTGCCACGTCCCGCAGCACGTCGGACGTGATGGAGGTCTGCCAGTTCACATCGTCGATAATCTCACGGATGAAGTACAGCAGCGGGAGTTCTTCCTCGTTGTACTTCGCCCAGACGAACGGCGGCGTGTTCCAGTTCCAGTCCGCGTCCCCGATGCGGAAATGGGCGGAGGCTGTACCCATCTCCACATCGGGAACCGGAACCGTTGACAGGTCGCGTTGCACGTAATAGTGAACGCCCGTGCTGTCCCAGTATTCAATGCGGCGGATGGTGGTCTTGCTCCTCCCGTCATACACAATTTGAGGGTAAAACCGGATGATGCCGTCCAGCTTCGTGTGCTCGTCGTCCACCCACAACGGGATGACCTGCTCGGACGGGAGCCGCTTCACTGCGAACGCCCCATCGTCGAAGTACACCTGCATCCACGCAATGCCCTTCTTGATGGCTTCGCGCCCCAACGATTTCACGCCCCGGCGGATTCGGTCGTCGAACACATCGTTGAGCATGTCGGCGTACCTGGTATCGTCGGACGACACTGTCCAATCCCGCGCAAGCAGGTAGTTGGTCTTCTGGTCGATGAGCTTCTTGAGCACGGGGTGCTCGATTTTAACATTGGAATCGCCCGTGGATCCGCCCAGCTTGTTCTGCACGTCAGACCGGTTCCGGAAGTAACTCTCAGCGTCCAGCATCAGCGCATAGGTGTCCGACGCCAGCCAGCCGTCTATCTCCGCCTTGATGATTTCAGGCAGTGTCATGCCGGCCTTGGCGGCCATTTCCACCAGCATGGTCACGCGCTGGGTCTCTGTTATCTGTGGCATGTCCACCCTCCTCATTTCAGGATGCTCAAGCCCTTGGGCCGCATCACGACTGTCTCAACAAAGTACCTGACCATGTCCATGCAATGGTCGTTTTCCTTGAGCGGCTTGTCCTCGCCGCGTTGCATCGCTTTCGGGTCCCAGGCATACGCCCCGAACTCTTGGAACGTGTGGTCGTTGCCCTCGCAGAACTGAATCAGCCCCGTCAGGATGGCCGTCCCCACGTCTCGGATGCCATCGAGCACGCTGTTGCGGGCCTTGCGTATGACAAACCGCCCGCGCCGCTTCAGTGCCGCGATGAACGAAGCCGCCGACGGGTCTATGACCACGCTGCGCACCGGGATGCCCACGGTGAAGTCCTCGAGGTCGTCGCAGTAATCCTCGTCCGTTTTCTGCCGGCCAGACGTCCTACCGTCGTGGTGGTACTCCCGCACCAGCTGCCACACGTTGCCGTGCTTGCCCCACAGGCCGAACACGCACGGGTTCTGGGTGCCGTAGTCTACCGACACATGCCATTCCGTGTACTCGCTGTCCGGCCGTGCCGGCACCACGTGCTTGTCCCGGTCGAACATGTCGTAGATGATGCCGTCAGCCACCACCCACAGCCCGAGGATGTACCGCTTGAAAAAGACGCCCGTGTACTGGGCGCGGTACCGCCGTTTCACGTTCTCGGACAGCGACAGGTTGTCGTCCATCGAGAAGCGCAGGTACAGCAGGTTCTTTTCTCTGACCTTGTCAACCCAGTTGAGCTTGAACCAGTGAAACGGCCCTCCGGGGTTGCAGTTGAACCAGTATTTTGACCCCTCCACCGAGCATCTGGCCGTTGCCTGGTTGACGAAGCTCTCCGGCATCAGGGCGACTTCGTCGAGCAGCAGGCCTGCCAGCGTGATGCCCTGTATCAAGTCCTGCGACCGTTCGTCCCGGCCCCCGAACATGTAGAAATAGTTCTCGTTGCCGCCCCTGCGGACGATGACGAGGTTTTCCGTACGGTGCTCCGTCACGCGGTACCCACGGCCCCGCAACATGATTTTCAGCCAGAACAGCACGTTCCGGCGAAACGACATGATGGTCTTTCCGCACATGCCGAAGTTCTGGGCATTGAAGCTGGCCATCGCCCACATGACGAATGACAGACTCATTGTCAGGGTCTTGCCGGAGCGGATGGCGCCATCGGCAATGATGCCGTCCGAGTCCTTGACCGGCGAAGTGGGCACCCACCACGTCAGCACCTGCTTCTGTTTCCGGGAGAATGGCGCGAACTTAAACCCCTTCGTCCTCATCATCGCCATCGCCCCATACCTCCGGTGCCTCTCCCTGAAGCGCTGTCAGGAATCCATCGTCCTCCGTATCCACGTCGTCGTTGCCCATGCCGGCCTTTTGGGCCTCAAGCTCCAGCTTGCGTTCCTCGAGCTGCCGCTTCCACTTGTCCGGAAGCAGGTCGAAGAACTTCTCCAGCTTCTCGAGGGCTTTCATCCGGTCGTTGAGCTTGACCTTGATTCCATCGCGCCCCTGTGACACCTCCGATATGATGGTGCCGTCTATGGCGGCGCTCTCCGCGACATCGACGTAGTTGACCGTCTGCATGACCGGGTTGCCATCGTCGTCCTCCAGCGGCCCGAACGGCCCCATCACGGGCACCTCGCGCCGGCCGAACGTCACGAACTGGGTCGTGTCCGCAAAGGCAATCTGTGCGTATTTCTCCAGCACATCCATCGAGTCGAGCAGTATTTCCGTGCGGGTAACGCCCTTCAATCGCTTGATTTCAGCCCGTACGGCTGGTTTCGACAGGTTCTCCGAACCCATCTGCCTTGCAGTGTCCGGGCTGTACCCCGCTTTGATTGCCGCATGGGTTGCGTTGAAGTCCCGCAGGTAGTACAGGCAGAACAATTTCTGTTTTTCAGTCAGGTCTGCATCATCGAGCGCCGCTGCCTCCAGCGCTTTCTGTTCACTCGCCGGTGGTAACCGTGCGATGGTAACATTACCACGGCGCGTCGGTAACGGTAGCACGGGAGCGCTCTCCCATTGGTCCTGCGACTTCCATTTCCGGATTTGGCTCTCCGACACCCCCAGCTCTGCGGCAATATCCTTCAGGAGCCTTTCCCTGCCTGACGCCTGCCACAGTTCAAAGGCCTTGTCTCTCAGTGGGCTTCGTGCCGGCATCTCATCACATCCTCACATCGGCCTCCTTTGGGCATGAAAAAGGAGCCGCCCGCCATGGGTGGCCCCTTTGAAATCGACGCTATCATAATAACACGAAATAGTGTGCCATAGTGTGCCATCTTTTATTCCTGCTCCCCGGCCAGCATCTTGAGGGCCTCGCCGTGTATGCGGTGTACCTGCCGCCAGCTGTAGTTCATGTGCACGGCTATCTTCTCCCATGTCATGCCCCGCACATATCGGAGCCGGACAAGGCATCTGTGCCCCGGCGGCAGGGTGCGCAGCTCGCGTTCGATTTGTTCGCGCTCCTCGTTCGCCTTTTGCACCAGGTCGTTTACCGAATCCCTCACGTCAACGATTTTGGCCACCGTGTCAGCCATGCGGTCTGCCGAGTCGTTCCCTCCCCGAGGCTCATCCGTAATCACGCTGGTCATCTTCTGCGCACGGCATGACAGCTCGAACAGTTCCTCTTCCAGTTCCCGAATCTCTTTTTGCAAGGCAAAGAAGTTGCGCAGCTGCTCTTTCGTCATTTGTTCCTCCCTTTGGGTTTGATTCCGGCCACCACCAGCACCAGTACAATCACGCCAACCATGATGAGATGGGCGTGCGTCACTTCGGCGACAAGTCGGTTGTTCCAGGCCACGGCCGCCCATACCTGGTTGAGCCAATCAATCATGTCCCCTCCCTTATGCGCTTGAGATATTTGGCCACGGTGTGCTTGCTCAACCCCATTGCAGCTCCCACCTGATGGAAGGTCATGCGCAGCTTGAGGTCTGCCGCCACGAGCGCGAGGCGCGGCCATTCGTGTTCCTCCACCTCTTTGTGCGGGATTCCCTCCGCGAGTTCCCACGCGCCCTCCGGGGTGGTGTACCTGTCCCGCATCAGGGCAATGGCCAGCGCGACCCATGCAATTTGTTTTGTTGACATGTCTGCCTCCTGATGTAGCTCGATATATCTGGCTATTGCGCGGTTATGATGTAATATCATTAAAGGTTAATTCATGAGAAGGCACGATTGCGATCTCTCCACTATTCATGTATGGCGTAAACACAACTTCAAGCCCGTGAAAAACCTCTGCACCCGCAAACGCTTCAATCATTCCCTCGTAATATTTAAGTTGATCATCCAGACATATGAGGGCGTATTTGGGCGTTTTCCCTTC